TACCCCTCAGGTCAAACTACGGATCTAAGCGGTTCAACTGTTACAGTTCCAGCAAGTCATATGATTCTACGTACTATTGCACGTAGCGATGATCAGAGCTTCCAATGGTTTGCTCCAGCTGGTACACGCCGCGGCTTAGTTGACAACGCAGGTAGCATTGGTTACATTAACAGTGCTACAGGTGAGTTTGTTGTTGACAATGTTCGTGAATCACTACGTGATACACTTTATGCTAATAAGGTTAATCCAATTACATTCTTTAATGGTGTTGGCATTCTTAACTATGGTAATAAGACAAATGTAGCAGGCATAAGTGCTCTGGATCGTATTAACGTAGCAAGACTAGTTGCATATCTACGTAAGACTATCCAGAGAACAGCAGTTGGCTTTGTGTTCGAACCAAACGATAAGATCACAAGAGACGAACTCAAAGAGCAAATTGAACAGCTAATGAACGATCTTGTTGCAAAGCGTGGTATTTACGATTACCTAGTAGTTTGTGATGAATCAAACAACACAAATGATAGAATTGATCGTAACGAACTATACGTTGATATTGCTATTGAACCTACTAAGGCTGCGGAATTCATTTACATTCCAATCAGACTTAAGAACACAGGTGAGATTGCAAGCGGCAACGTAGCAGCAGCACAAGCAGTTTAAGACGTCTTAAACGTAGGAAATAATGGGGGATCTCAAAAAGACCCCCCATTTTTCTTGAGTGGATATAGATAAATAATATTATAATATAAGGAGGCAGACAATATGTCAGTTTCATCACTAACAAAATTTACTGTACCATTAGACAGTGATCAGTCAGCTAACGCACAGGGTTTGCTAATGCCCAAGCTAAAATATCGCTTCCGTGCGTTATTTGAGAACCTTGGCGTGTCTACTCCACGTACAGAACTAACAAAACAGGTAATGGACATTACTCGCCCAAGTTTAACATTTGAAGAAATGGAAGTACCTGTATACAACTCACGTGTTTATCTAGCAGGTAAGCACAGTTGGGAACTAATTACAGTTAACTTCCGCGATGACGTAAATGGTAGTGTAAGCAGACTACTTGGCGAGCAGGTACAAAAGCAGTTCGATGTAATGGAACAAGCTAGTGCCGCAGCTGGTATCGACTACAAGTTCATCACAAGATTTGAGATTCTAGACGGTGGTAACGGAGCAAGTGTAGCAAACGTTCTCGAGACTTGGGAACTTTATGGTTGCTTCCTACAAAACGTTAACTATGGCGATTTGAACTATGCATCAAACGAGCCTGTAAATATTACATGTTCAATTAGATTTGATAACGCAATTCAATCACCAATTGGTGACGGTATTGGTGCTCAAGTAGCACGTAACGTAGGTACAGTTGTAACTGGTTAATAGTAAATCTATATAGAAAGAGCCCTCAGTTTTTGAGGGCTTTTTTTATGGATAAATACTGTATAGGAGAATCAGTTTGGCAAGTGTTAATTCATTCCTAAACGCTCTTGAAAAAGGCGATCAGATCAAAGATTTTCAGCATGCTGCTAGGTTATTTGTAGATAATAACTACGAGCTACAGCCTAGATATCAGCATCTATTTGCTGTAGTTTTCAACTTCACACCAGACGCCGCCAAACTTTTTAATAGTGTTGAAAAGATGGAAATACCAATGCTGGTAAAGCAGATTGGATTACCTAGCTTTTCTATTGATACTCAAACACACAACCAATATAACAAGCAAACACAAAGCCAACACAAGATTAGATATCAATCTGTAAGCGTTACATTTCATGACGATCAGAAGGACTTAATTAGAACATTCTTACATACCTATATGAATTATTTCTATAGAGATAGTAGTCATGCATTAGGTAGTGGCATATACAATACAGAAAACAAGTACACAGGATATAGAAACGGCAACTGGGGTTTTGCTCAAGGTAACACACGCTTCTTTAAGGATATTAGAGTATACTCAATGTATCAAAAACGTTTTGCAGAATATACTTTAATAAATCCTATGATTACAAGTTTTGGACATGATTCACATTCATATGCAAGTGGTAATTTGATGGAGCACACTATGCAAGTTGAATACGAAGCTGTTAAGTATGCAACAGGGTTTGTTAATAATATTAATCCAAAAGGATTTGGCGAAATACATTATGATCAAACACCAAGTCCACTAGGAAGATTTGGCGGCTTGCTTGAGGACACAGTATTGTTCCAAGGTGGGCTATTAGATGCTGCTGGTAGTGTTGCCAAAGACCTATTTGATGGCAATATACTTGGTGCGGTGATTAAAGGTGGAGTAATCTTTAATGAAGCAAGAGACATAGATTTAGGTGATGTGTTAGAAAAAGATGCAACAAGAATTTTAGGTAGTATTTTGAGAGGCGACAATCCTCTTAGTGATATTATCGTACCTACAACACAGGGAAGCAGTACCTTAGGTGGTGGGCCAGTTAATAGAAATCCAGTTGACAGAACAGTCGCACTTCAAGCTAATACTGTTACTAGTAATGGTAACAGTGTACTTAATACTATATTCCAAGCCGTGGGTATTAATACAAATACCCCAGTAGGCAATGCAAGCACTGTTCCTAACAGTAGTGGCACTCTGGCTAGTCCTCCATTCATTAGTGACACTCGAAATGCTCCTTTAATTGGCGGACAAAACTTCAATCAAAAAGCGCAAAAATTACAGGAACTCCAGGATCGTTTGGCCGTAACACAGAATAGGATTGATAGAAATACAGCAGCTGGTATCATTGATCCTGCTCTTGTAAGACAGAGGAACGATTTACAAGATAGAATTGATACAGAATTTGGCAGGGCAATATAATGGCATTAGATACAAGTCAAGTTTTAGTCACAATAGACGATGATATAGATGAATTAGTTAGACAGTATTTTACTAACTACTTTGATAAACCTCTTAATGTTGATCAAAACGAATACGAGCAGGTAAAAAATTTTTTCCAACAAAGAACTGTAAATCCAAGTAATCCTAGTATTGCATCTAACACAGTGGCAGTCTTACTAGCAGCAGACGAACTGGGTATATATCCAAGTGATATTATTCAGCGTATAGGCAATAGTGATTACCAAAAAACATTTTCTCTTATTTTAAATTTAACACGTAAAGGGACAAGTCTAATAGGTTATGAGCAACCTAGAGTTCCGTCTAAAGAGATTGTAAGACAGGTTACAGCGTAATGCGTTGGGCTAATGGCTTATATGAACTGGCCAATCCCAGTAAGTATGCGGGCACAAAGAAGCCACGCTATCGTAGCAGTTGGGAACATGCTTTTATGCGCTTCTGTGACAATCATCCTAGTGTAATAAGTTGGGCAAGTGAAGGTATACAAATACCCTATCGTAATCCCCTTACAGGCAGACAGAGTGTGTATGTACCTGACTTCTTTATAATGTATCAAAATAAAAATGGTAAGAAACGTGCAGAGCTAATTGAGATTAAACCTGAGAGTCAAACAAGACTCAACGAGCGTACAAGCCAACGTGATAGACTTGCTATTGCTATCAATCACGCTAAATGGGAAGCGGCTGCTAAATGGTGTAGACTTAAAGGTGTACAGTTTCGTATTATAAACGAGGGTGATATCTTTCACCATGGCAAGAAACGCCGCTAAGTAATAGTATGACAAAAAAACTTGAATCTCTATTTGATCTGGCAGACGAAGAGCCTGATGTAGATACTGAAGAAGCAGTTGAAGCAGTACAGGCAATAACTGCAACAGCACCTGATCTAACCACAGCACTTGAAGCAGTGGACAAGATTGATGCTGCACTGCCAATGATCCGTGACTTAGAAACAAGTGACAGTGAGCTAGACGATATTGCTAATACCGCACGTAGCACCTTTCAAGACCTAATGGATTTGGGTATGAATGTAGAAGCACGTTTTGCAGGTGAGATTTTTAACAATGCTAGTAAGATGTTAGATACTGCACTCAGTGCCAAGAACAATAAGATCAACAAGAAGCTAAAAATGATCGATTTACAGCTTAAAAAAGCCCAGTTAGACCTCAAAAAGAAGCAAGCAGGCGAACAAGATGTTGAGGAAACCGAAGGCGTTGTAATGGATCGTAACCAGCTTCTTATGGAAATTTTGGGCAAAAAAGCATAAATATAATATAGGATGATTATAACTATGAAAAGTTTCAGTGAATACTTGATTGAAAGTGAACAAGACTATACATTCCGTATTAAAGTAGCATGCGAGTGCTCAGACGAAATGTTAGACAAGATGGAAACTGCACTTGAGAAGTGGGAACTTAAGAGCCTTAGTAAGCCTAAGCGTACCCCAATTCAAGAGCATCCAATGGACTTCCAAACTCTACAGAATGCAGAAGTACATATTATGGATGCAGTACTACAGTATCCAACAACAGCAGATCAACTGTATCGCTATATTAGTGAAACAGTAGGTATTCCTGCTAACATGTTAGTGGTTATTAACAAAGATCATCCAGAAGAGATTGCTCGTGAAGAAGCTCTCAAAGAGGAAGGTGACGAATATGTTACCAAACTCGATGATGCCGATTACAAAGATGCAGACAGCGTAAAAGTTGAGGATCATTTCGGCGACAAGTACAACGAGAATATGTTGAAAGACTTAGAAACTCGTAAATATGAATTCGCAAAGGAATAGATCAATGCATATGATTGACGTAATGAACAAACTTAAAGAAATCGCTGAAAGCGGTTATGATAATGAAGACATCCAACGTGGCATCGACGCCGCAGCTACTCAAAAGTTTGACGAAGAGTCTGTGATGGAACGCGACAAGCAAAAAAAGATGAAACGTGAAGATCAAAAGTTAGACAACGATGAGCAGGACGAAGAAGATATTCACCCTGAATGGGAAGCTGCTTTAGCTGCCGCTGCTAAGAAACGTGCTAATGATCCTACAGTTAAAGCCAATGACGCTGCTGAAAAGGCTTTTGGTGGTACTCCTCTTTATGATCCAGAAGGAAAACCGCAGTTTTCCTCAAACTGGAAACCAATACGTAAGCCAAAACCAAAAAATAGCGATGTAGCGGTAGATGCTGTTGAAGAAGTTCACGAGGAAGTTGAAGAAGACACCAGCCTAGCTGATATGCTTAGACTAGCAGGTCGCAGCGGTGTAATGGGTATGAATCAGAACAACCTACTCAGTGAGAGTGTATATCATGAACTTGATGAGGCTGATCTAGAAGAAGCACGTTATGAGACAGATGAAGTAAAGGCCATCATTGCCAAGCATCTGGGTACAGCTCGCCCACTAACAGATGCTGATATGGACAACAGTGAACTCCACCAGGACCTATACGATTACTTTGTCAGCAGTGGTGATATGCCCTATGGTACAGCAAAGGCACGTGATGACGATCCATACGAGTGGATCTTCAATAGACTGGATCAATTGGGTATGGTGGAATCTGTTACAGAGGCTGAAGAAGTTGAAGTTGGGGAAACTGTAGAAGTTCCTGTCTCTGCACTAAGTGAGCTAATGCGTCTAGCAGGTTATGAAAACTACGAATCAAAGATCAACGAGTATGAAAACGATCCTGAAGAGGAGTATATGGACGTTGAGGATCAAATGATTGGTCTTAGTGGCGGACTTAATGGTCCTAAGAAAGCATATGCAGCCGCAGCAGGTGGTGACAATGCTATGGCACAAGAACCAACAGAGATTGAAGAGAGTTTAGAAGAGTCATTTTTCAAAGAATATAGTCAAATGATTGAGGATCTTAAAAGCGAAGATCTAAAAGATCTTGCCGGCAAGATCCCAGGAGTCGGAGGCGCAAGCAAAGCTAATAACCAAGAACTAGACATTGGAATCAACAAGCCACAGAAAAAACAGGTCCCACAGACACAGGGTTATAAACCAATTGGTGTCGGCGGAGATGACAGCTATAAACCAATTGGTGTCGGCGGCGCAAGCAAAGCTAATAACCAAGAACTAGACATTGGAATCAACAAGCCACAGAAAAAACAGGTCCCACAGACACAGGGTTATAAACCTATCTATTAATAATCTTAAATTATAAACAAGCGACACCCCCAATTGGGGGTGTTTTGCTGATAAATACACTGCTAACAAAAATCTGTTAGTTTATGCAGGATACCACCTGCGTAGCCCTAGAACGGCCCAACAAGGAGAAACAAAATGGGTAGACCAGTAAAATTATCAGAAACAGTTGACGGCAATCTAAAGGCGCCAGCAACAAATACAAGTGGTACCATTGGTAATACAAGTAATACAGGTAGCACACAGATCCAATTCACAGGATTTGTTGAAGGCGGTAGCGCAAACACAGGTTATGCTACAGCACAGAAGGGTTCAACAACATTTAAGATTACTACTTCAGACGGCACAGGCGATCTAATCCTAAACGCTGTTGCAAGTGGTTCACTAAGTGCAGGCGAATGCCAACTTACAGCAACTGACAGTGATGCAAATACTTACTATGTAAGTAAGATTACTTCACGTTATGTTACACTAGTACCAAACGATGGTGTACAGTTCACAAGTGGACAACGTGCACTATGGGTTGCTAGTGGTAGCGAAGTAAGCGGCTCAGCAGTCAGCATTCCAATGGCATAATAAGGTTTTACTTTGGATATTAGCCAAATTAAACAACGCTTAGAAAGCATACAAAACAGTTGCCCTAGAACTAGGGCAACTGAATGCTTTTGCGAAAGTATTAACAAGATACAAGAAGCAGAACAGGACATTGTTGCTGTCTGCAATCTTGAACACTCAGACACAGTGACAGGAACCATTCTGTTTATACAGCGTGGTGACAGTCCTACCTTAATTAAGGGAACTATCAACGGGTTGCAACCTGGTAAGCATGGGTTTCATATACACGAGTATGGAGACCTGAGCAAGGGTTGTGAATCTGCTGGTGCTCACTACAATCCTGACGGTGTAGATCATGGAGATCTAGAGCAGGGCCATGTGGGGGACTTAGGCAATATTGAAGCAAACGATCAAGGAATCGCAACCTTTAGTATTGTTTCAAAACGTGTTGACCTTATTGGTAATCGTAGCATCGTAGGCAGAGCCGCAGTGGTTCATGCTGATGAAGACGATCTAGGTCAAGGCGGTAATGAAGAAAGCCTCAAAACCGGTAATGCTGGGGATCGATTGGCATGTGGCGTTATAGTCCTTGCCAACACAGATACCTAAGGAGATATAACTATGAAAATTGTAAATTGGGTAAAAGACCGTATCGCTGAACGTACCTCATGGGACGGCGGCGTAGTAATTGCAGTCAGCGTACTCGCTCTAATTGCTAGTCCAATCATTACATGGGTAGCATGGGCTGGTTTAGCCTATGGTATCTGGACTATTATTAAAAAGGACTAAATGTCCTTAACTTAAGGAGGAGAGTACAATGGACGCTCTTAAAAAAGTAAAAGGTTGGGCAGGTTCACTAACAGAAGTTGGTGTTAGCCTAATCGCACTAGGTATTGTGCTAGAAGTATTATTCAAAGGCGCAGTACCTTTTTGGTCAAACATCAGTGTCATTGAGAATGTTACAGGCATTATCAAAGGACTATCAGCAGAAGGACTAGTAGGTCTAGTTGCTGTTTGGGTGTTATACCACATCTACAAAAGTAAGTAATAGTTTAGATATCTAGACTCTATTAGAGAGGGCGGCATAGTGTCGCCCTCTTTTTTGTGATAAGTACTTTTATATAGGAGGTTTTGATGCGTGATGAATATTTTGTCCCCATGAACGAGCTAATCGTACACACACGCACAGAGACAGGATATGAATTACCAGTGGATATAGAAGTATACGTAAGTGCACTTCTTGCAAGTTTCATCGATAAACCAAACTTTTTACCAGAACAGAGTTTCGCAGAAGCGTACTCAGTTTTGGACAGACGAGATTATACCAGTGCTAAACAACTGGGAGATACGTGTTTATTTCTTAGTGGAGTTTTTCCTAAGTATGGAAAACGCTATGGATTAAATAAAAGATACTATCGTGAGATAGGATCGAGCAGCTATGATATTGCTAGTAACATGTTACACCAACATGTTTTTCATATGCTAGCACGACATTTTGATTTCGTAGCAGAGTATATCAATCTAAGCACAAATGCTAGAAGAGATATAAGGATTTTAAATGAGTCGTAGTTTAGACGGTGTTCTCATAAAACGTGCAAACCAAAAGCAAATGTTCACACATGAGCAGGTGCAGGAGTTTGCTGCCTGTGCACATCCAGATACAGGCGTGTTTTACTTCATGGAGAACTATTTTACAATTCAGCACCCTGTAAAGGGGCAAATGAAGTATCAGCCTTACGAGTATCAACAAAAGCTACTAGAGACATACCATGGGTATAGATTCAACGTAAACATGTTGCCTAGACAAACAGGCAAAACAACTACCGCGGCAGGCTATCTGTTATGGCGTGCTATGTTTGTTCCTGATAGTATAATCTTAATTGCTGCACACAAGTACAGTGGCGCACAAGAAATTATGAGCCGCATACGTTATGCCTATGAACTTTGTCCGGATCACATACGAGCAGGCGTTACAAGTTACAACAAAGGTAGCATTGAATTTGAAAACGGATCACGTATTTTAAGCCAAGCAACAACAGAAAATACAGGACGTGGTTTGAGTATTAGTTTATTGTACTGTGATGAGTTTGCATTTGTGCGTCCAAGTATAGCAAAAGAGTTCTGGACTAGTATTTCACCTACTCTAGCAACTGGTGGTGCTGCTATTATTACTAGTACACCTAATAGCGACGAAGATCAATTTGCTGAAATTTGGAGACTAGCCAATAAGTGTTTTGATGCAAACGGCAATGAAACAGACGTAGGTATAAATGGCTTTAAATCATATCGTGCTTATTGGCAAGAGCATCCTGATAGAGATGAAAAGTGGAAAGAAGACGAACTAGGACGTATTGGTGAGGAACGTTTTAGGCGTGAACACGAATGTGAATTCATTATCAATGATGAAACACTTATAGATAGTTTGTATCTTACAAGCATGCGAGGCGAAGAACCTTTGTTCAAACAAGGCATGGTACGTTGGTATCGTAAGCCTAGCAAAGATAGATTGTACATTGTAGCACTTGATCCCAGCTTAGGAACTGGTGGAGATCCTGCTGCCATACAAGTGTTTGAAGCACCTAGCATGATACAGGTAGCAGAATGGTGCCACAATAAAACACCTATTCCACAACAGATAAAGATACTAACGAGTATCTGCGAATATATTAGAGAAGAAACAGCAAACGAAAATAGCGTTTACTATAGTGTAGAAAACAATACACTAGGAGAAGCAGCACTTATTAGTATTGCGGATATTGGTGAAGAGAACATACCTGGTATATTCCTAAGCGAATCAAAAGCACATGGTAATGCTAGACGTTTCCGAAAAGGGTTTAACACAACACAACGTACCAAACTTAGCAGTTGTGCCAAACTAAAAACACTTGTTGAGACTGATAAAATCACACTAAACAGTAAGATGTTAATTAGTGAACTTAAAAACTTTATTGCAAATGGCAGTAGTTATGCTGCAAAGATCGGTGAAACAGACGATCTAGTTATGAGTACAATACTTGCTCTACGTATGGCAAATCAATTAAAAACCTACGTACCTGAGCTTGATAATCAAATAAGGGACAGTAATGACTTCACAAGGGAGCCTATGCCTTTTGTGCTAGTTTAATAAATACAGTATGAGCGCTTTATCACAAGATTTGCACGAAAGACTACGTGGAAGATTCAATAGTCTAACAATGGGCAGGGACGACGGTGCCAAAACACTAGTTCCTAACGAAGCAGTGTTCTTTGAGTTTGGTTTTAAAGAAGGTGTTAATGACTACGGTAGTGTAGTTGTTAGTATTCTTGATGAGGGATCACTTAAAGTTTATTTCAAAAATGATATTGTTGAAGAAGCAGACGAAGCTGCCAAAGATAAATGGTATGACTTTCTCAAGGATCTTAGATTTTTTAGCGCACAAAACATGTTAAATTACGAAACTAAGAACGTAACAAAGTCTAGATTGGACAAAGCAGATTTTGATTTCTTAGTAGGACAAAGTAACGCCAAGGATAACGTTGCCATGGAAAGCAAACTATACGGAAGCAGTCAACGCAGCTATGCAGACCTTAACGGTGCAAAGTTGATTGTACAACACAACAGAGCTGTAGACGAAGAGAAGATGGGAAGTCGCAGTAGAGATATTAGAGCCATCTACATTGAGAACAGTTTAGGAGAACGGTTCCGTTTTGAGAACAACTACCTACCAGGGGCTAGAGCAATGGCTCGCCACATTAGTAATGGTGGTTATCAAAATGATGAATATGGTGAACACATTTCAGAGATTATGGCAGAAATGAGTGAACTTAAGAGCTTTGTCCGCGGTGTAAAAAGAGATGACTATGTTACTGAAGATAGCCAAGAGATCATTGACCTTGCAACTGATCGTTACTATGGCCTAAAGAGTACACTAGAAAGCATCAGTAAACAAAAGGGTTATGTAGACTACTTTGAAAACTATGAGCCTGCAGAAATTGAAGTTGATGAGAATGACATCAACGATTTACGTACAAAACTTACACGTGAAGTATTTGATGACAGATTAGAAAGCAGCCTGGGCGCAGTAGGAAGAGCAATGAAATTAAGTGAAAAGAAGCAGGGCGAGTTCTTTGACTTTGGTAAATGGTCTAGAAGTGCAAAGAGTGCAGGCGCTGAAATTGAAGGCGACGTAACTAGCGCACGAGCAATGAAAGACGGCGTAGAGATCGGTTCATGGAGTCAAGACTCTCAAGACCTAGAAGGTCCAAAGATGAGTAGCGATATTAAAGAGCCAGGTTATGGCGAGATTAACATGGGCGGCGGTGACCGCGGTGAAGGCGATGCAAGAACATTTGAATTACCCGCAAGCCTAGAACTTATGTCAGGAACACCAAGTTGGAAGGGCATGCAGTTCAAAGACAAGAACGCAATGCTAGCAGGTATTCTTAGAGATATTGCCGATCGTGCACAAGACGATGAAGTTAGTGTGTTCGCAGCAGACATGGCTACTAAAGTATCAAGCGAAGGTGAATCATTTGGCGTTAGGATGAGCGACGAAGGATACAAAGAAAACAAAAAGATGGCTGTGAAACTTGCTAACATGGCTATTCGTCAAGCAAATGAATCTATTGGAGAATCAGGCAGCGGTGATCAGCCTATTAGTGCAATGAGTCGTGATGATCTAATTGAATACCTGGACACTACAGAAGAAGAGGTAAAGGACATGAGCACAGAAGAACTACGTGATGCTGCCGAAGAAAAAGCATCAGGCTACGCTGAATCAGTTGATCCTTATATGCATTCATACGAACAATCAATGAATAATATCGTTGAGAAGAAGGAAGCAAAGCCAGACTACCTAGACTTTGATGGCGATGGCAACAAAGACGAGCCAATGAAGAAAGCTCTAAAAGACAAGAAAAATAAGAAGGTTAAAGAGTCTGTTCTAAAAAGTATTCAAGAAGCTGAAGAATTAGATATTGGAGCACAGATTGAAGCCTACAAAAAAGCAATCGCACAACTACAGCAGATGCAAAACCAAGAACTAGACATTGGTGCTGGTGAAAAGTTTGATACTAGTAAACTTCCTAGAGTAAGTCCAGAGCCAGGTAAAAAATCTTTTTTACCTGGGCCAGGTGTATTTATTGGTGCAGGTGATGTAGATAAGCCAGGTAGTCCAAACAACCAAGAACTAGACATCGGTGCCGGTGATGTAGATGAGCCAGGTAGTCCAAACAACCAAGAACTAGACATCGGTGCAGGTGATGTAG